AATTGAGGAAGCTGAAGTAATTGAGGAAGCTGAAGTAATTGAGGAAGCTGAAGTAGTTGAAGAAGCTGAAGTAGTTGAAGAAGCTGAAGAAGCTGTTGATGTAGACAGCATGAGTAAAGTACAATTAGAAGCATATATGCGCGAACATGGTATTGAGCTTGATCGACGTAAAAAGAAAAAAGATCTACTAACTCAAATAAAAGCGTTTTTTAAGGAATAGACAATGGCGACTTCAGGAACCACCGCCTTTGATATGGACTTCACAGAGATTGCTGAAGAAGCGTGGGAACGTGCAGGGCGCGAAATGCGTTCTGGTTATGATCTAAGAACTGCCCGTAGGTCTATGAATCTAATGACCATTGAGTGGCAGAACCGTGGCATTAATATGTGGACTATCGATAGTGGTACAGTAACACTGGTATCAGGTACTTCACGGTATGATTTACCAGCAGACACGGTAGATCTTCTTGAGCATGTGGTACGTACTGATAGTGGAAGTACTACAAAACAAGCTGATCTTACCATAAGTCGTATTAGTGTGAGTACCTACGCTGCTATCCCAAACAAGTTAACACAAGGTAGACCTATCCAGGTATGGGTTGAACGATTGGCTACTCCAAAAATTAATGTGTGGCCTGTGCCTGATAAGAGTGGGTATATATTTGCGTATTGGCGTATACGTAGAGTAGAAGACGCGGGTAATGGTGTAGAGACAGCAGACATGACATTTAGGTTTTTACCGTGCCTTGTGGCAGGATTGGCTTACCATATAGCCATGAAAGTTCCTGAACTTGTTGAAAGAGTACCGATGCTGAAGGCCGCATATGAAGAAGAGTTTGATAGAGCTGCAAGTGAAGACAGAGAGAAAACCTCCGCTATCTTTGTGCCTCGTGTAAGTAGTATTTAACATGGCACGAGCGTTTGCCTCTAACGATAAAGCGATAGCAGAATGTGATGTTTGTGGGTTTCGTTACAAATTAAAAGAGTTGCGTAACATAATCAAAAAAGGTAAAGATACAAACATAAAAGCGTGTCGTGAGTGTTGGAGTCCAGACCATCCGCAAAATAAATTAGGGATGCGCCCTGTACACGATCCACAAGCAATACGTAATCCGCGTCCTGATTTTACAGGGTATGATAGCAATAGAAATATACAATGGGGTTGGAACCCTGTAGGTGATGGCAAGAATATATATGATTTAACCACTAATAACCTAGAAGCAACTGGAGCTATAGGTGATGTAACAGTAACAACTAGCTAGGAGATAAATATGCCAAAAGTTGGAAAGAAACATTTTAGTTATGACAAAAAAGGCCGTAAAAAAGCAAAAGTTTACGCTAAGGAAACGGGCGAAGAAGTAAGGTACTCTAAAGGACGGAAAGTCAAAATGCGCGGTACAGGCGCAGCCACCAAAGGGGTATTTGCAAGAGGGCCGATGGGGTAAGATATGAACTATTCTTCTCTTAAAACAAATATAGAGGATATTTGTGAGACTTCTTTTACAGATGACCAACTTGCTATGTTTACGCAACAGGCAGAAGAGAAAATATATAACGCGGTACAAATACCTGCTTTACGGAAAGTAGATGATGGGCCTTTAGTATCTACAAACAAACTTTACACTCTACCAAGCGATTATTTGTATACCTACAGCATCTCTATCATAAGCAGTAGCACGCATACATACTTGTTAAATAAAGACGTAAATTTTTTAAAAGAAGCATACCCTTCTACCGCTAGCGCAAAATATGGCGCTCCTAAGTTTTATGCCCAATATAGCGAAACACAGATTCAATTAGCTCCTACACCAGACGCTAACTATGAACTTGAGCATATATACGGATATTATCCCACATCTATTGTATCCGCATCTACAACATGGCTTGGAGATAACGCAAGTTCTGCGTTGTTAAATGGCGCACTTGTTGAAGCTATACGGTTCCAAAAAGGAGAACCAGATGTCATTGCTAATTACGATAAATTATATTTAATATCTATGGAATTGTTAAAAAATCTTGGAGATGGGTACTTACGTAGAGACGCTTATCGTTCTGGGCAATATAGGGAACAAGTGTAAATAATGGCTTTTACTGGGAATTATATGTGTACATCGTTTAAAGTCGCTCTGTTGAACGGAGAGATGGACTTTAGTTCAGATACGTCTCAGTCCTTCAAGATTGCTTTATATACCTCTGATGCAACTTTAAACGCTGCTACAACCGCATACAGCACAACAAATGAAGCATCAGGTACAGGATATACCGCAGGGGGTAACACATTAACTATAGCTACAAACCCTACTAGCGATACAGATGGCACTGTGGCTTATTTAGACTTTTCAGATACATCATGGACGAGTTCTTCAATTACAGCGCGTGGGGCGCTGATATACAAATCTGGTGGTACAACTCCCGCAGTTGCAGTACTAGACTTTGGTTCAGAGAAAACGTCAAGTGATAGCACATTTACAGTAACATTCCCCACATCAGCGGCTTCAAGCGCAATTATACGCGTTGGATAGAAAGGTTTAGGTAATGGCAAGCACTTATGAAAATGACCTCAGACTTCAAGAGATTGGTACAGGCGAGCAGTCTGGTACATGGGGTACAACTACAAATACAAACTTAGAGTTAATTGGTGAAGCACTTTCTTACAGCGCTACAGGCGAGGCAGTAGCTAACGCAAGTACACACACTATAACAGTGGCAGATGGAGTAGCCGATGAAGCACGTTGTTTCTACCTAAAATGCACAGGTGGAGGGCAAGCATGTACAGTTACACTTGCACCTAACTCACTGTCTAAAGTCTGGGTTATTGAAAACACAACTAGCTACACATTAACGTTTACTCAAGGTTCTGGTGCTAACGTCGCTATACTTGCAGGTCAAGTTAAAATGATTGCTACCGATGGCGCGGGGTCTGGCGCAGCAATTTATGATCTCATGCAAGACCTGGCTGTGCCTGATTTGTTTGTAGATGATGACTTAACCTTGCAGTCTGACGCTGCGGTTCTTGGCTTTGGTGCAGATAAAGATACTACACTGACACATGTTGCTGACACTGGGTTACTATTAAACAGTACACGACAACTACAGTTTGGAGACTCAGGAACGTATATTCATCAAAGTGCCGATGGAGTTCTTGATTTAGTATCCGATACAGAAATAGAGATTAACGCTACAACTGTTGACCTTAACGGTAACTTAGATGTTTCTGGTACATACACTGGTGGTGGTTTAATGACCACAGGTGGTAACATAGTTATTCCTGACGCGGGTAATATTGGCTCTGCTAGTGACACAAATGCAATCGCCATAGGCGCTGATGGTGATGTTACGTTAACTCAAGATTTAGAGCTACAACATGATGCCGCAACATTATCTTTCGGTGCAGACAACGATGTCATTCTTACGCACGTAGCTGATACAGGGTTACTGTTAAATTCAACAATGGCATTACAATTTAATGATGCATCACAATATATTAATGCTCCTAGTGCCACAGTATTAGATATTAACGCTACAGATGAGATAGAACTTAACGCCACTCTTATTGATGTAAACGGTAACTTAGACGTTTCTGGTACATCACAACTTACAGGAGTAGTTACCTTTACAGCCACTCCAGTGTTTAGTTCAGACATTACTATTGAAGATGATTTATTCCTAGATAGTGACGCAGCAGTAATTCACTTGGGTGAAGATGGAGACGTAACTCTTACGCACGTAGCTGATACAGGCATATTGTTAAATTCAACGATGCAACTTCAGTTTAACGATGCGTCACAATATATTAACGCTCCTAGCGCGACTGTCCTAGATATTAACGCTACAGATGAGGTAGAACTTAACGCTACATTAGTAGATATAAATGCTAACTTAGAAGTCTCAGGCACTGCCGCAATAACAGGAATTGCTACCTTTACTGACGATATAATCATTGGTGATGGTAAGACTATTGGCTCTGCCTCAGATGTAGACGCCATGACTATAGCTTCTAACGGGCAAGTAACCTTTACACAAACACTCATTGGTACAGCACTAGACATCTCAGGTGATATAGACGTAGACGGTACAACTAACTTAGACGTAGTAGACATTGATGGTGCTGTAGACATGGCGTCAACTCTTACCGTTGGCGGAATTATAAAAACAGACGATACTACTGAAGCCACATCAACAACTGATGGCTCACTTCAAACTGATGGTGGTTTATCTGTAGCTAAAGATGCTGTTATAGGAGATGACTTAAAGCTACTATCTGACGCCGCTGTATTAAGTTTTGGTGCAGATAGTGATGTAACTCTTACACACGTTGCTGATACAGGTATATTGTTAAATTCAACAATGGCATTACAATTTAATGACGCATCACAGTCTATTAATGCTCCTAGTGCTACCGTACTAGATATTAACGCTACAGACGAGATCGAGCTTAATGCTACACTTGTAGATGCTAATGCTAATCTTGATGTAAGTGGTACATATACTGGGGGTGGCTTAATGACTACAGGTGGTAACATAGTTATACCTGATAGTGGAAACATTGGTTCTGCTTCTGACACAGATGCTATTGCTATCGCTTCAAATGGACAAGTTACACTTACACAAACACTTATTGGTACAGCACTAGATATATCTGGCGATATTGATGTGGATGGCACAAGTAATTTAGATGTTGTGGACATTGACGGTGCAGTTGATATGGCTTCTACTCTGCAAGTTGATGGTGCTATTACTAACAGTTCTACTATTGTATCCGCAGGAAAAATTACAGCAGATGCTGGCATAGACATTGATAACTTCAATATTGATGGAACTACGATTGCGTTGTCTTCTGGCAGTATGACGCTTGATTCGGCTGGAGACATTGTCCTTGATGCTGGTGGTGCGGATATCACAATTTCTGATGATGGTACAGAAATTGCTCACCTTAGTAATTCTTCTACTGATTTTGTAATAGAGGTGGCAACTTCTGATAAAGACTTGCTTTTTAAAGGTAACGATGGTGGTTCAGGAATCACAGCCCTTACCCTTGATATGTCAGCGGCAGGTGCGGCTACGTTTAATTCTACAGTAACCTCAACAGGATTAGCTTCTACTACAGCAGGTACATCAAACTACATAGCAGGTGTCAACGCAGGTAACTCAATAGCATCTGGCGGTAACTACAATGTAGCCGTGGGTGACGAAGCTGGTACTGCAATTACGACTGGTGATGCTAATACAGCCGTGGGTTATGGAGCTTTAAGTACAGAAGATACTGCAACTAGGTCTACTGCGGTTGGGTATAGAGCCTTACTTACTCAGAACGCAGGGGATGTAAATGCTGGAAATACAGCCATTGGATACGATGCTGGTTATGCAATAACTACTGGTGTAGAGAATACGTTAATGGGATTTGCCGCAGGTGATGCCCTCACAGATGCAGATTACAATGTAGCTATAGGTAGATGGGCTTTAACTGGTGATACTTTAGGTAGTAAATCTGTAGCAGTAGGTTATAATTCACTAGGGAATCAAAACTTTACAACAGCTACAGATACTTACAATACTGCTGTAGGGCATAACTCAGGTCTAAACGTAACCACAGGTGAGCAGAATACCCTCATCGGTGGAGCGGCAGGGGATGCTGTTACGACAGGGGGTGCTAATACTGGCGTTGGAAATGATGCTTTAGGTGTTTTGACTCAAGGTGATGACAATGTAGCTATAGGTAAAAATGCATTAGAGTCTGATACTAAAGGTAGTAACAGTGTTGCTATCGGTAGAAATG